ACTCCATGCTCTTCCACGCCTTGAAGGACTCGAGCTGGCCCCAGCGGTACATCATCGGCGCGGAGCCGCAGGGCGGGACCATCGAGGGCGGCGTAGCGGGTGCCCGTCGCGAGGTCGTGTCTGACCCCGCGACCGTCCTCATGCTGCGCGCCAGCGACGAGCAGCAGCCGGTGATCGGGCAGTGGCAAGCGGGGTGCGACGTGACCCAGCTGGAAGCCACTATCGCCGCTAGCGCCAACCGCCTGGCACAGGACGCGGGCGTCTCCCCCGCCGACATCCAGCGCATGGGCGGGACGGCCCGCAGCGGGTACGCGATCGCCCTGTCAAACGAGGGCAAGCGGGACGCTCAAAAGGTGTACAGCCAGAGCTTCCGGGCAGCGGACGAGCAGCTTGTGATGACCGCCGCCATCCTAGCGAACCGTGCGATGGGCTCGCAGTTCCCGGAGGGTGGCTACTCGGTGCAGTATCGCTCCATCCCCCTGTCCGGGTCTGAACTGGACGCCCGCAGGAAGCACGCCCTCGAGCTCCTCGACGCGGGCCTCATGACGCGCATCGATGCCCTGCGCCTGTTTGACGACTCGCTCACCGAGCAAGACGCGGTCGCCATGCTCGCTGAGATTGACGCGCTGAACAAGGCGCGCGAGGTTGTGGACGAGGCGACGGATATGGAAGCCGAAGAGCCGGAAGAGGAGACGCCCGAGCACGAGGCCGCGCCTGGTGATGTCGCTGAAGACGCAGCCGAGGCCGACGAGGAGGTCACGGGTGCCGCCGGTTAGCGAGCGCCAGCGCCGCTACCTCGCGGCTACGGACCCTGCCGTGCTGCGCCGCTTCCTCGAGGAGGGGGCGCGTGCTGGCTTCCGTGCGCCTGCGGCGGTCGCTGCCGAGGCACGCCGCGGCCTCGAGCTCCGCGAGGAGTACAGGCGGGGCGGCACGCCCATCGGCGCCCGTCGCGCGACCCAGCTGGCCGACCGCGAGGTGGTGTCGGTGGAGACGCTGCGCCGCATGGTCGCCTTCTTCGACCGTCACGAGATTGATTTACAGGCTCCCGCCGCAAGGCCGGGGCACCCTAACTACCCCTCCGCGGGTCGTATCGCCTGGCTACTCTGGGGCGGTGACTCGGGGCGCGTCTGGGCAAGACGCCTCCTGCGGGCTCAAGAAGCAACCCGCAAGGAGTGACAATGCCCGACGACACCACGACCCCCGACGACGTAGGCACCTCGCGTGCCGAGGAACGCATCCGTAGCCTGAGCGCGGAACGGAAGATGCTGCGTGAGCAGATGGCGGAGCTTCAGAGCCGCTACGACTCCGCGCAGGAGATGGTGAAGCAAGCCGACACGTACAAGGCCAGCGCCTCGGAGTGGGAGACGAAGTTCTCCACGGCTCGCGGCCAGTGGGAGACAGAGCGCGAACTCTTCTCGCGCGGCATCACCGACCAGGAAGGGATGGACTTCGTCCGCATTGCGTACGACCGTCTGCCTGCCGAGGGCCGCCCTCCCCTTGGCGAGTGGCTGGCGGGAGACAAGCTGCCGAAGGCCGTTCGTGCGTACATGCCCGACGCGGCTACCGCGCCTGCGCCAGCGACTAAGCCCACCACGCCCCCTCCCCCGGCGAACGCTGGCGCCACGAACGCCCCCGCGGGTGCCCCGTCGCAGTACTCGCCCGAGGCTATCAGCCGGATGAGCTCCGCCGAATACAAGGCGGCACGCGCAGCGATCCTCGGGCTGGACCGCTAGCAGCTCGACGCGTGCGCTTAGGCAGGCGATGCGCTAGTCTACGCGTACCCGTCGGGTCGAGCCCCGTACCAGCGATGCCGGGATGACGATCACCACTCATCCAGAGGTACACCCGCATGGCTCTCACCGAATACTCGACCCTCAGTGGCAACGCCCGCGTAGCCGCCGTTCTCGCCCAGGAGATCCAGCTCAAGCTGGCCGACCGCGCGAGCCTCCACAACCATCCCTCGATCGTCAACTTCGGGAGTATGGCTGGCCGTGGTTCCGCGGCCCTTCAGGTTCCGATCATCGGCCTCGACGGGTCGGACCTCCTTGCGTCCGCCGCCGACGGCGCGGTCGTGGCTAACACCACGCTCACCTCCGCCGCGGCCACGTTGACCATCGGTCGCTACGCCCTCCGCTACGACCTCACGGACCTCGGCGGCGCGATCACCGACTCGATCGGGCTGAACGCTCAGCGCCTCGCGGAAAGCATGGTCGGTTCGACCCTCATGGCCTTCCAGAACGCGCTCTGCGACGTCATCGACGGCTTCACGGCTACCGCTGGGTCGACTGGCGTGGACATGAGCGTGGACGACTTCTACTCGGCTCAGTTCGCCTTGACCCTCGCCAGCGTCTCCGGTCCCTACATCGCGGTGCTCCACCCCCGCCAGCTTGCCGACTTCCAGTCGTCCCTCCGTGCGGAGTACGGCGCGACCCAGTTCGTGCTGGCGACGCAGGAAATGTTGAGCATCAAAGGCCAGGGCTTCGCCGGCATGTTCAACGGCGTCGATATCTTCGTGTCGAGCAAGGTTCCGACCGCCAACGCGGGCGCGGACCGTGCGGGCGCGATGTTCGGCTACGGAGCGGTCGGGTACGTCGAAGGCAGCCCGTTCCCCATTGTCGGCGCGGCCGGCGTGGTGACCCCGGCGGGCTCCCCGGTGGTGGTCGAGTTCGACCGCATTGTCGGCGGTGGCACGACCTCGATCCTCGCCAGCTACTACCTCGGCATCGGCAAGCTCCAAGACGCGATGGGCGTCTCGATTATCACCGACGCATGACGCTTTTTCACAACTAGGAGAACACGTGGCCGTCACCTTCACCGATCCCTCCAACGCCGCCGGACCGACCTTCGCGGGTCGTCCCGCTACGCAGACCTCGTCAGGAGCTCCCAAGCTCAACCTGCCGTCGAACTCGCAGTGGTGGTACATCTGGCATCCGGCGCGCTGGCAGTGCATCGATGGAGAGTGGCTGCCCGTGTTGGCCAAGATGCGAGCCACCCCGGGCGTGAACGGCGTGGATAAGGACGGCGACACCTCGGGCGCGGAGACGAAGCACCGCCGCGAACACTGGACGGTCATCCCCTGGGAGGTCGTCGAGGGCGGGTACGTCACGGAGTACGACGGCGTCCGTGGTCCTGTGAGGCTCTCCCGCTGGGAGACGCCGCGCATGGTCGCGGGCTCTGTCGTGCTCACCTCGGACGAGGCCGGATACCACGAGTTCCTTCGCGGGCTCGTGGCGTCCGGTGTCGTTCGCGCCCCCGACCCGTACACGCTGGACGGTCTGCGGGAGCGGCAGCGCATTCGCGTGCAGGAGAATAGCAAGCGCGCGGGCTCCGACCCGGAGGCGCAGCGCCGCCTCGACCAGGACAAGAACCTGCTCGCGCACATGGAAGGCGCTAAGGTGCCGACCGCGCAGGCCCGCAAGGGGCGCGCATGAGCGAGCGGAAAGATATACGTGACGCGAAGGATCGGTTCGCCGAGACTCTCGTCCGCAACGGTATGCGCCCCGAGGTCGCTGAGAAGAAGGCGAGGGAACAGGCGCAGAAGCACGACAACAAGAACAGCCGCTAGCACCGCTAGCATCGGAGTTCCCGATGGCCGTCAAGACCAGTCAGAACATGCGCTCGGGCATCGCCGCCGTCGGCTACATCGTCAAGGTGGGCGCGTCTCAGGACCCGACCGCCGCGGCTACCGTGACCTCGGGCACGGGCGTCCCCGCGACCACTGAGCCCAACGGCTCGATCTTCCTCCGCACCGACGGCACGACGGCTGATCAGGCGATCTACGCCCGGATCTCGGGCAGCTGGGTGGCGATGAAGGGCGCGACCTAAGCCATGTCCTCCGAGGACACCAACTACGCGCCGCGGTTCTCGACGCCCGAGTTCCTCGAGCGCGGCCGCGACAACAAGATCACCGCGCCGATCTATCGGTCCGGTGCTCTGGTCGCTCCCGTGTCGGGCACGGTGTCCGTCTATCGGCAGGACCAGTCCGTCGTGGTCAACGCGGGCGTGGTGTCCATCGTCGGCAGCGTGGCGACATTCACTGTCACGGCGGGGTCCATCGGGTCCCTCGTCCTCGAGGACGGGTGGCTCCTGGAGTGGGCGCTCCTCATGCCTGACGGTGTGGTTCACACCTTCCGTCGCGATGGGGCGCTCGTCCGTCGCCGCCTGTACCCGGTCATCTCGGACATCGATCTCCTGCGCCGGCATCGTGACCTGTCGGCGCTGCGTGAGGCCGGCGTCACCTCGTACCAGGACTATCTGGACGAGGCGTTCTGCATGATCGAGAACCGGCTCATCGGTGGGGGCAAGCGTCCCTACCTCGTGATGTCGGCAAGCGCCTTCAGGGAATGTCACGTGTGCCTGACGCTCCACCTGGTGTGGCAGGACTACGCGACCTCGGCGGGCGACACCTCGCGCTATCAGCAGCTGGCCGACTCGTACGGTCAAGCGTACGAGAACGCTTGGGCTAGCCTGTCGTTTATCTACGATGAGACGGACGAAAACGTGGTGAGCATCGACCGGCGCAACTCCGGAAGCCCGACGCTCTGGCTCGGAGGCCACGGATACACCGGCTACATGGGCGGGCGAGGCGTCCGATGAAGACACGCGCGCAGCTCCGGTCCTCGTTCGCCGCGCAGTGTGTGGCGGTGCCGAACTGGGTGGAGTCGCGCTTTGCCGCTGACGTCTTCGGTCGCGACCCTGACTCGCTCATGGGGACCGCGACGGTGCGCCTGTTTGCGGTGGGCTTGGGCGACACTAACAACCGGATGGGCGGGACCGGCAACGGCTACCGGGGCCGTCCGGGACAGGGCCTGCTAGTCGAAACTGCGGTCATCGTCCGGTGGGCGGTGCGCTTGCGCCCGAAGGACCAGCAGACCTCACGCGACGAGGCCGAGGCCGCGGGGCAGGAGTTGGTCCAGTCGTGCGAAGCCTACACCGCCACGTGGCCGGGGGAGCTCAAGGTCCAGCTCCAGACGATCACGGCTGAAGTCGTCCCAAGCGGGGAGTGGTTCCTCGGAACCGCGACCTTCCTCGTACTCCACGCACTACCAATCAACTAGGGGGAATAAATGGCCGCATCGACTGTCATAAAGAACTTCCGCGACGGAACGATCCTCTTCGCCGACGGAACCACGCCGACGCCGCTCTCCGTGACTGTCACGCTGGAAGGCGGCGACTTCTCCCTGACGGGCCTCAACCAGGGGAACCTCGAGGCCACGACGTACCTTGACCGTGGCGACCTCGGGTCGGTGCGCCTCACAAACCGTTCGTTCCCGTCCATCAGTCTGACCTGTCACATGGCCGACCTGTCGGACGCCACGGACAAGCTCATCTGGGACATCGT